AACGCCCGATAGGAGCACACAATGTGGAAATATAAAAATAAAATAATCCGTGTAGGTAAATCCTGGGTGGATGATGAAGGAATTAAACATCCTTGGAATTGGATGCGTTGGAATCCTATTAGAAAACAAGAAGTTGGAATGGTTTATGTAGGAGAAACAAATGGCACTAAGTAAAATAGACACACCTGCTCTTAAAACAGATGCAGTAGATAATACAATCTTAGACCTAGCCGACAACTTTGCGTTTACAGGAACTGTAACAGGGGCTGGTGAATGGACAGCTTTGACACCTGTTACAACAAATGGCGCTGCATCGTATACAATAACAGGCATACCATCTGGTGTTCAAGAGGTAATGGTTATTGGGGCAGGTGTTCATAGAAACGCTGGTACAAATAAAGCCGTATTTCAACTAGGCGACACTAACGGATTAACAACGTCAGGTTATAAACTGTCTGTTTTTTATAACCAAAGCAGTAATTTTTACGTCAACACAAATGCCTCGGTTAGCGGTGTGCCAATTGCTTTTTATAACGCAGAGTATAACTTTCGGGCAGATTGTTTTAAAATAGCTAGTAATGAATGGAGTATAAACGTAAAGAGTTTTTCTGAAGCTGGTAGCACCTCTTCGTTTCTTCAAACCATATCAAGAATAAGTTTATCTGCAGCGTTAGACAGAATTAATATTGTTGATGAAGGTGGCACTAATTTTGATGGGGGCACATTAAACGTGCTTTACAGGTAGGTATATTATGGCAGTAAGTAAAATCATTAACGGAATAACTGGTGAAGAAACAACAAGCAACTGGACACCGATTGCTCAAACAGACGAAGAAAAGTTAGGTTATTTGCGGGTTGTTAGAAACAGCAAATTAGCTGAAACAGATTTCTACGGTAACTCAGACGTAACAATGTCTGATGCTATGACAACATATCGCCAAGCCCTACGAGACATCACGGACAGTGCTACATCACTAGACAATGTGACTTGGCCTACGAAACCATAAGGAGGAATAAATGCCATATATAGGTAAAGCACCTCTTGCAGGTGACTTCAAAAAACTAGGCTCACTCACAGCCTCTGCAACAGCTACTTATGCACTCACTTATAATAGTGCGGCATTCAAACCAGCCAATGCAGAATCACTTATAGTATCTGTTAACGGTGTAACACAAGCACCTGTAGATGCGTATAGTGTGAGTGGTTCTAACATTATCTTTAGTGAGAATCTTTCAGCTTCAGATACAATAGACTACATTCTTGCACTCGGAGAAGTAGGTAATAGCACAGTACCAACAGATAACTCAGTTACAACTGACAAGCTATCTAGTACAATTAGTCGTGGTGGCGCGGCAAACATTCGAGTTAACCCCAACAGCCTGACAGTGGATACAACTATTGCCAGTGGTGAGAACGCTTTAGTAGCAGGACCATTTACACTGAGTGCAGAGTTGACTGTTAACGGCACATTCACGGTGGCTTAGATGAGTAAATTATATGTAAATGAAATAGCCAGTAAAACTGGTTCAACTACAGCCATGACGATTGATAGCAGTGGTAATGCTAGCTTTGCTGGTAAAATTACTTCAGCAACACTGCCAGCCTTTCGTGCGTACGGACAAGATGCTTCGTGGACCGATTATACGGATGGTCAAATACTTACATTTAAAAACGCGAGTACAGGTGATTACTTTAATCAAGGTGGTCACTTTGATGAAAGCACATACAAATTCACTTGCCCCGTTGATGGTGTGTACCTCTTTGGGTTTAGTTTGTATGTGATGGAAAACGATAGTAACGGCTCGTTTACTTTGCACAGAAATGGAACTGCATTGAGTAATGGGTTCAAAATTCAAACTGGCGATAACAGTACGACAGATAGAACATTCAGCGCAACGTGGACATTATTGTGTTCTAGCGGAGATGAAATTGCAGTTCATTGTTTATCAGCCATGGATGTCTATGCACAGCAATCTCAATTTCATGGTCACTTAGTAGGATAGGAGGATAACATGGCTTCAATAATCGGAGTGGAAACCCTCCAGCATACTAACGGAACTACGGCTATGACGATTAATTCTAGCGGCAGTATTTCTGAGCCTAACAAAGAATATTTTAGAGTAAAGCTAACTACAAAACAAACCAACGGTACAGACCTTGGTCATTTACTTGTAAACTTCGCATCAAACGGAACAGTTGTTTATGATACTTTAGGTAATTGGGATGCTTCAACAAATTCATATCAATTTGGAAGTTCCGACGGTGTTTACATTATTCACTTTTCTGTTGGTCTAAGTAGCCCTACAACTACAACTGAAGTTTTACGAGATGTTGCAAGTTATGTGACATTTTCAAGCGATAACTTTTCATCATTGTTAGATACGCCAACTTTCGGCGCTGGGGGTAGACCCGTAGACGAGAGCAATGGTGATATTGGAGGAGTTACATTGTCGAATTCATCCATCTTCAAAGCGACAGCTACAGGCATGAAAGTAAGATTAACAGCTTGGGTAAACACAGATGGCGGCGGCGCTTGGACTATTACCAAAGATATTAACGAAACAACTGGTTCAAATGAAAGTACCCTTATACCCGCTGACGTCACATTTTTAGAAATAGTGAGGATAGCGTAATGACAAGTATATTAAAAGTAGACTCCATCCAGAATGCGGCTGGTAGTGTAAGTGTACCAGTGATGGCTGGTGCAATCATTCAAGTGCAATCATTCGATAAACTAGATGACCAGGTTATAATAGGATTGTCTTTTGACGATGTAATGAGTGTGTCTATTACGCCTACAAGTACAACATCAAAGATACTTGTTAAATGTGACATTAACATCTCAGCTTCGACTGCAATCAATGGCACTACAGGCTCACGTTACAGTGCTGTAAAACTATATCGGGATAGTACTCAAATTGGACTTAATACATCTATATTATCTAGTCAGAGTCAGGTGTGGTTTTCCTGTAATTCAGTTCAAGGCACTAACTCAGGTTACAATCAAATGAACAGCAGTGGCTCGTTCATGGATGCGCCAGCAACTACTTCGGCTATTACTTACAAAATACAAGCAGGTAATACTCATGCTGCTAGTGCTTACACTTATATAAACAGGACACCTGTAAATACAAATGGTGCATTAATTCATAGAGGTATTTCTAACATCACAGTTATGGAGATTGCACAATGAGTTTAACAAAATTAAACAATCAGTCTCTTACCGCAGTGACATCCGCTGGGCTTCCTTCTGGTACTGTATTGCAGGTTATTCAAGACATAGAAACAGCGGCTGGTTCAGAAAGTCTTAACATAGGAGTTTTCTCAGCGGCTATTTTGTCTGCAACGATTACACCTTTTAGTAGCTCAAGTAAAATATTAGTGTTTTGTAGTTTGCACCTTTCTACTGGCGTTCAGACGGCTGGTGCGGCGGCATTATTAAAAAGAGGCTCAACTGCTATCGGACTAGGTGACGCATTTGGTAGCGGAAGACAAGCAACAGGTGGTGGAATGGGTGCTGGTGTAAGCAATCGTTTAATTAGTAACATTTCTATGACTGTTTTAGACACCCCCTCTACTACGAGTGCAATAACTTACACTGCACACGGTGGTCACGGATTTAATAGTTCTCAAGACCTTTATTGGAATAGAGAACAAAGAACAACTGAAAACGCTAGTCACTCTAGAGTTAGTTCTACTTTAACCCTTATGGAAATCGCAGGATGAAGATGGCGCTAGAACCAGAACTTAAAGTACAGATGGAGCTAGACGCTCACGAGAAAGAGTGTGCAGTACGCTATGAAATGGTACACGGAAAACTTGAAAACCTAGACAAACGTTTATGGCGGCTAGAGGCAATGATAATGTTCTCTACAATGTCTATGATTGGTCTAGGTGTAATGCTCATTACTCAGCTATAAGCGGGAGCAACAAATGATCGCAGAAACAATGGCTGGTATAGCTCTAGTCAAAGGTGCTGTTGATGGAATTAAAAGTATTATAGGTACTGCTAATGACATTAGCGACATCGCAGAGCATATCGACAACTTGTTTGAGGGCGAAAGACAAATACAACAAAAAAGAAATAATAAACAAAACGATCCTTTTGCGATTAAAAGCATAGCACAAGAAACTATTGATGCTAAGCTTGCACAAGAAAAAATGAATGAAATGAGGCAGTTAATTGATTTTAGATTTGGTCATGGTACATGGCAGAGTATAATTAATGAACGTGCTAAACGAATACAGGAAGCTAAAGAAGCGGCTACAGAAATAAGGCGACAAAAACTTATTAAACAAAAAGAAATAGAAGAAATAGTTAAAACAATACTTATAGTATGTGGAGCTATTTTATTCGGAGGAGCCGCTATTACTGCTTCAGTAATGTATTCAACAGCATCAGCAATGATATGAGGAGATAAATATGTTTGAAGCAATAGTATTAGTATGTCTTACAATTAGTTCAAACTCTTGCTTTGAAGCAGTAGACACCCGTGGACCATATAAGACACTAGATGAGTGCATGGTGCGGGTTGATGAAATGAAAAGAGACTTACACACTTTACCTAATCATAAAGTAGAAGGTTTTAAATGTAAACTTTCATGGGGAATATAATATGTTACAAGCACTGATAGGCCCAGTTACAGGGCTACTAGATAAGTTTATACCCGATGCAGACGAAAAAGCACGGATAGCGCATGAGCTTGCCACTATGGGTGAGAAGCATGGACAACAGTTAGCACTTGCTCAGATTGAAGTAAACAAAGCTGAAGCGGCTAGTGGAAGTCTTTTTAAAGGCGGCTGGAGACCTTTTATTGGTTGGGTGTGTGGTGTTGCGTTTGCATATCACTTTGTTTTACAACCAATTATTTTATTTGCAGTCACAGCCTACGGTTTACAGATACCCGCATTACCAGAGTTTGACATGACAAGCCTTATGACTGTGCTTGGTGGTATGCTTGGGATTGGCGGTTTACGTACATATGAAAAGCAAAAGGGGATAACTAAATGAAAAAGAAATTAGGTCCACTAGCAAAACCAATGTATGCATCTGATGGTAAGAGTACTGTTAATAGCGCGGGTAATTACACAAAGCCAGGACTACGTAAAAGTATTTATAATAGAATACTAGCAGGTAGTAAAGGCGGTAAGCCTGGGCAGAACAGCGCTAGGAAAATGCAAATGGTAGCTAAAGAATATAAAGCTAAAGGTGGAGGTTATACTTCATGAGTTTATCTTCACAAGCACAATCGTTAAAAAAATGGACAAAACAAAAGTGGAGAACTAAAAGTGGAAAACCTTCTAGACAAGGCCCGTTGGCGACTGGAGAGCGTTATATGCCAGCTAAAGCTGTGGGAAGTCTCACACCAGCTGAACACGCCGCTACTACTAGGAAGAAGAGAGAAGGTACTGCAGCAGGAAAGCAATTTGTTGCAAACACTAAGTCAGCTAAGAAAAAAATTAAAAAGGCAAGAGCATGAACATAGATAAACTTAGAGAGGAGCTTAAAGTTGATGAGGGAGTTAAGTACGAAATCTATCTCGATCATTTGGGTTTGCCTACTTTTGGTATCGGCCATTTGGTTTTATCTACTGATATGGAGAGCGGAGCAGAGGTCGGCACACCTGTCTCAGAGGATAGAGTCAACGAATGCTTTGCTAGCGACGTCAGTGTGGTGCGAAAGGAGTGCAATATATTATACTCCGATTTCGAAACATTGCCCGAAGAAGCGCAACTAATTATTGCTAACATGTTGTTTAATATGGGAAGACCTAGACTCAGTAAGTTTAAAGGAATGAAGGCAGGAGTAGACGCTCGTGACTGGAATCGTGCGGCAGATGAGATGGTTGACAGTGCATGGTATAGGCAAGTTACTAACAGAGCAGACCGTTTAGTTAATCGTATGCGTAGTATATAAAACGCCCTTATACGGGGAGAATCGTCATTATATATTATAGAGGTTAACAATGAGAAACACAGAGTACAAAGGCCCATCAATGCCTATTTCAGAAGAAATTGATAAGATGAAATACAGATTAGAAGATGAAACATTCGATGGAAAAATTAAGCGGATAGCTAAAGCACTCTGTGATGGCATTGAACACCAATATAAACTAGAAGACATTCTAGGTACTATGAGGTTCCTACCAGCAGGACGAGTACAAAATGCTATGGGTAGTCCTCGGATTACTACTGCTTATAATTGCTTTGTCAGTGGTATAATTGAAGACTCGATGGATAGCATTATGCTACGTGCTACACAGGCCGCAGAGACAATGCGCCGTGGTGGTGGTATTGGGTATGACTTTAGTCGTATCAGGCCTCGTGGTGATATGATTGTATCGCTTGAGTCACAGTCAAGTGGTCCAGTTTCGTTTATGGGTATCTATGACTCTATCTGTCAAACGATAGCTAGTAGTGGTCACCGCAGAGGCGCACAGATGGGCGTACTAAGGGTAGACCATCCAGACATCTATGACTTTATCAGAGCTAAAAGAAACAACGATAAGCTAACAGGCTTTAATATTTCTGTAGGAATTACAGATAGCTTTATGGAATGTTTAGAAGATCCATATGCTACATTTGATCTCGTATTTGAAGGACATGTATATAAAACTTTATCTCACGAAGATGCACATGACTTATGGGATGAGATTATGCAGTCTACTTGGGATTGGGCAGAGCCAGGAGTTTTATTTGTAGATCGTATTTCAGAGATGAATAACTTATGGTACTGTGAGACTATTGAAGCTACAAACCCTTGTGGTGAACAGCCACTACCTCCGTTTGGTGCTTGCTTATTAGGTTCATTTAATCTTACTAAGTACGTAAAAACAGGTATTCAATTCTCAGAAGAAGGACCAGCAGACGAAAGCATATTTGACTTTGTACAGATGGCTAGCGACATTAAAGAAGTTGTCAGAGCAATGGATAACGTTGTAGACAGAACTATTTACCCACTTAAGGAACAAGAAGATGAAGCACGTAACAAACGACGTATGGGGCTTGGAGTCACAGGACTTGCTAACGCAGGAGAACTCCTTGGATACCCGTACGGCTCAAGTTCTTTCCTTGATTGGATGGGTGCCGTGTTCAAGACGCTTAGAGACGAGACCTACCGTACTTCGGCAGGATTGGCTAAAGAAAAAGGAGCATTTCCACTCTATACTGAACAATACTTAGAAAGTAAATTTATTAATACACTCAGTGAGGACGTTATTGAGTTGATTAAAGAAAACGGTATTCGCAATAGTCACTTGACATCTATCGCACCTACAGGTACTATTAGCTTGTGTGCAGACAATGTATCAGGCGGTATTGAACCAGTCTTTAGTCACTACTATGATCGGACTATTCAAACATTTGATGGTCCAAAGGTTGAGCGAGTAATGGACTATGCTTATTCTCACGGTGTTGAAGGCAAGGGCGCTAACGATATTAGCGTTAACGATCACCTTGAGGTTCTTCTCTTAGCACAAAAGTACGTTGACTCCGCTTGTTCTAAAACTTGTAACGTAGGAGATGATGTATCATATGATGAGTTCAAACAGGTCTATGTTGATGCCTGGAAAGGCGGGGCGAAGGGATGTACAACGTTCAGACTTAGTGGTAAGAGATTCGGTATCCTTAACGAAACCGTGGAAGAAGAAACGAAGGTATCTAGCGAAACTCAGGAAGTGGTTGCAGAAGAGGGAACGGTCGAGGCTTGCTTTATCGACCCGCGAACTGGCCAAAAAGAGTGTTCTTAATGACTGTCTCAGTTAAAGTAAGAAACGATAGATACACTGTTTGTAACTCTTGTCCTAATTTTAACTCAGTAATTAAATCATGTAGTAAATGTAGATGCATAATGAGCGTAAAAACTTGGATGCGAAAAGCAAGATGCCCTGAAAATAGGTGGGAGAAATAAAATGGCTAATCAAATAGTATCTGTCGATCAGATGGATCAAGTAGGTGTTATCTTAGATGCACCTGCTTCGGCGTTAGCGCCAAATTCTTTTAGTGACGCTAGAAACGTTAGGTTTACAGATAGCGCAGTAAGAAAAATTGAAGGCGAAGTTACGCTTAACTCTATACCTGCAGATACTAATCTTGATACTATTTATGGATCATCAGGAAATACGTTAGGTGACGCTCGTTACCTAGCGTATTGGTCCAACCCTAACTTAGGTGAATTAGCGGCATATTATGTATACATTATGGCAGTTAAAAACTCATCAGGTATTCATATTGCAGATAGAATTTATTTGCAAGATGAAGAAGGTAATCGTGCAGATGTCACGCCTACAACTTTAACAAATGCAGATGGCTTTAAAGGGTTTGACCCTGATGGCAAGTGGCAACATACGCTGTTTGCAGGTGGATTTGCTATCATTGTTAATAACGGCATACAAAAACCACATTACATCTTAGACCCCATCAGTAGTATTAATGTTGCTAATGTTGCAGACTTTTCAGAATTGCCTGGATGGGATTCATATTACATTGATCAAACTATTATTTCGCTAGATTACGATATTAGCCAAGGTAACTATTTTGATTTAGGACAAAAGGTAGACTTTGAAAACTTTGAAGTTAAAGTAAGTATTAACAATGTAGACTTCGCAGTAGTATCAGGAACACCTGCAGGTACAGGAACGCCTAACACTGCAAATTTTGTTCCTGGAGATGCACCTGCAGAAAGCGTTTTAGTAATTGCTTCTAACAAGTTTGAAATATACAACAACCCGAATTCTCTTACAACAACAATTGCAATTAAAGATGTATCAGACACTGAGCCTGTAATTATAAAAATAGTATCACGAAATAATGTTAATGTTCGTGCAGGTGTTGTTAGAGCATTTGGTAATTTATTAGTTGCAGGTGACCTAATCGAAGTTGATTCAGTTAGTAATGAAATAGTGCGTAGACTTTCAGGCGTTGTAAGAACGTCTGATGTAGCTGTAACAGGCTCTATCCCTAATAACTGGAATCCATTTGCGGCAGGTGTAAGTACTGCTGATGAATTTACTTTATCAGACACTAACATTGTGCAAGACATGAAATCAATACAAGGTAATCTTTATATCTACACTAACAGTTCTATTCACTCAATGTCACTAACAGGTAACTCGTTAGCTCCAGTTAGATTTAATCTTGTTACAGAAAATTATGGTGCGGCAACAACTGATTCTGTTCTTGAATATGATGGTAAACACTTAGTAGTCGGTAGTAATGATATTTATGTATTTCCTGGACACCCTGGAAATATTGAATCAATAGCATCAGGTCGTATTAGAAATTATTTTTATAATAATTTAAATCCATTACATGAACATGATTTGTTTTGTATTTTAAATAAAGCTAAAGATGAAATATGGATTTGTTATCCTACAATTAAATCGATTAGTGGTGAATGTGACGAAGCTATTATTTGGAATTACAGACGTAATAACTGGACTATACGAGACCTTGATGAAGTAATTAGTGGTGATATTGCACCTATCAGAGGTGGTGGAATTCCGCTTACTACAATCAATATTGCTAGTGGTAACTCAGGTAGCGATGAGTCTTTAAATACAGGAAGACAAGAAGTTCAGACCATGACTATTACTGGTGGAATGGAAGCTTCTCATTCAGGGATTAAGCAAGAGCAAACCTATACTGTTCCTACAATCTCCTCTTTTGGAACAGATCGTCCTGAGTTAATTAAAGTTACTATTACAGGTGATACTGGACCTAACGTAGTTAACGCTGTTAATGATATTACAATAGGATCTACTTCAAGCGCAACAGTATTTACAAGAAGCGCAACTATTGGAGGCGGTTTTCAATTAGATATTGTAACTCAAGACGGTACGACTGCAACAACTACAACTATTTTTGGCTCTGATATATTTACAACTAATGATAATTCAGCTAAAACACAAACACAAGTTGTTGAAGCATTAGTAACGTATATTAATACGGTTATACTTAGCACAAATATTCTAAGCAATTATACTGCTTCTAGCGAAGTAGATGGGTCTGTAACTAAACTAAGATTAACTTCAGATGTTCCTGGGACTAGGACAATAACTACTGTAACTGCAACTTCTTATTCAGGTGGTTTTGTATCTGCAACAGGTACAGGCTCTGATGAGCAAGTTAGTGTTACCGCAGTATTAGCTAATGAAACTGCACGAGGTTACGTTAAAGGCACAGGCACTTTAGTTCCTTATTATTCTTCAGGTAATTCTTTTGGCAGTAATTACGGTTCAACTTCGGCTAACGATCGCAATGGGCATGTAACGGCAAGAGATGCTATTAACGAATTACAAGTAGTAATAGGTGGTTGGACTACTGCAGGTGCAAATGGGCCTGATGGCTCTAATAAGACACACACTTACACTGTAGCACGAGATGGTGATGTTAACTTTATTATTTCAGGATCAGGTGGATCTGGCGCAGACCATAACTACGGTGGCGGTGCGGCTTCTGCGGTACAAGGTGTAATTACAGGTGCAGTAGCAGGTGATACAATTAAAATTACTGCTGGAGGCGCTAATAGAAAAGACACTTGGACAGGCGCTGGTAGAGCAGGTAAATCTTCTACTTTAGTTTGGAAAAGAGGAAGCACTACAAAAGCAACAATAACGGCTCCTGGAGGCAGAGGTACAGATAACGGTACAGCGGCAGGTCAAGCAAGTGCAGTGTCACCTTCAAACGCACCTAGCGGTGTAACTTACACTAGAGTCCTTCGCGGTGAAGGATCTACTAGTTCTGTATTTTCAGGTGAAACTAATCGAGGAGGCCAACGTAATGGTGGTCGAGGTTTCTTTTCTAGGTATGGTGATAATATTTACGGTGGCCGATATCAAACAAGTAGTTTAACATGGCAACCAAGCAAAGCTTCTTTTGGTGATGGCACTCAGTCACATTCAGATACACCCCGATGTTGTACTTGGAACGCAACTCCCCCAGGAGTAGGTTTTTTATGGCAAGCCGGTGTGCGTACTGACTTTACTATAACTAATAATAGAACAGTAGGTAGCCACGCATTACAACAATCAATATACGATTTACATTTAGCGGCATTTGGAAACGACTCATCTAGTGATATCTCAACTATAAACACTGGACAAACAAAAACAAGATCCCTTATTGGCGATTATGTAACTACGCTTAACTGGACAGGTAATAAGTTAGGGACACAACAAACTGCGTATAATATTTCAGGAAGCGCAAGTACAACAAATGCAGGAAGTACTGGAATAGACGTTACAGTGACCCAGAATGGTGCAGTATACGATATTAACTTTACTAACAACGGTGTTGCTCCTGCAACCATTACTTCTCCTTCTGCAATTGCAGATACTGATTTTCAAATAGGTGAAACTAAAAATTTGTTAGGCCAAAGTTCTGTTAACTGGACTTTAGTAGGCACTTATCTTACTAACACAGGTACTTCAAGTTCTGTAACAGCAACTAAAACAGCAGTTACTTCAGGAGTAGGTAATTACAGTACAAGCGCAACTGATAGTCCTGCTATTATAGCTAGATTTACACATTCTGCGGGTGGATACGTTCCAAACGGATTTACGCATGATGTTCAACTTACTAAAAATGTAACTAGTTCTGAAACAATATCAGAGCAAATTGTAACTGCATTAAAACAAACACCTGACTTTGCAGGTAACGATCCTAGAATATCAGGAGTTACACAACCTACTGACGCTTATTTTTACATAGAAGATAACACTAACACAAATACGTTTGATATTTATTATGTTAAAAATGTTGGTACGGATCATACTGATGCTCTAAGTTTTTCTTTCTTAACTAAAGTAGGGACTACTTCTTATGCAGAAACTACTTTTGGTGGCGATTTAACAGTATCTGAAACAACAGCTAATGGAGCTTCAGGTGCATCAACTAGCCCGATTATAAGACTTTCGTTTGACGGGACTAATGTTGATACTGTTATTTATGGTGTAGGTATAACTCAAAACGATGTAGCACAATCTTTGTCACAGACGTTAGAGAATACAGGTACATTTACAGCAACAGCCAGCGGTGCTACGGTTACTGCAATTAGAGAAGTTAGTTCCGGTACAGCAAACTTAATAGGAGTTACTGTACAATCCGATCCTAACAATCACATACCTGCAATACCCGCTACTTTTACTCAAACAGTAGCAGGTCAAAATCCAAGTATTGGACAAGGAACTGCAACGTTAACGCTTACTGATAGCCAATTCTATAATGCTTATTCTATTGTAGTACCGTTAACAGGTGCGTATAACACTACATTAAGCGCAACTGACATTGCAAATTTAATTAGAAATACTACGGTTTCAGGGTTTACACTTGGAGGCTCAGGTACATCAGTTACATTTACTACAACTGATAAATATTCAGTTAATAGATTAGATAATGGTCTTGGTACAGGCACTGTTAATAATCACTTATGGACTATGACAGCTGACGATGATGAAGGTGTATTTGCACCTACTTCTAATCCGCTACAAAATTCAACTGCAGTAGAAACAACGTCAGGCATTCCAATTAGATATTCTCAGCCTACAGTTATCCGTATTTTATATTCAGATAATTCGTTTCAAGACTATGTATTTGGAGGTGCTTCCAATGGCCCATTAGCTATTAGTGAGCCTTATGTTGCTAATCTATATAGTGGTAATACATCAAGTACTACTTATACGCATACTAGTATTTCAGACTCTTTAGAGACTCAAATAAAAATAGCAGGTGGTAATAATTTAACAGTTGAAAGAACAGGAAATAATCTTAGAATAGCTCCTATTCAGTATAGTACTGATGGTATGTTTATTACTAGCGCAACATTAACTTATTTAGGAACTACAGCTCCTTCTTCAAAGTTAGTAACCGCACCTGTACCTGCAACTGATGCTACTTTTAGTTCTACGTTTAGTTCGTTTGGGCGATTTGATCCCGATAGGCCATGGGCTACTGACCAAGTAAAAGGTGGTAGTGTATATCCAATCTTTATTCAAACTAATACAGTTGACGATGCGTCTAGATTACGCGCGGCAGATGTAGGTTATACGTTTGGAGCAGATCCGGCTAATAATATTTCAGGCGACCCTTATATTTCTTTTGTAGAGAGAAGAGAGTTAGGTATAACTCCCGAATTAGACACTGAAGAAATTGCAAGAGCCGCCATACAATCGACTGGCGGTACTGCAACTGAGCTAGGTGGTTTTTTATATTATCCAACGTTGTATATGCGTATGACAGGCTCTAACTATACTGCAGAGTATGCAGAGTTAAAGTCAGGTTCAACACTAACTAATGATTATACGGTTGGCTCTGACTATAAAATAGATACTCGTATTACAGGTAGATTTATTAACTTTAGGCTAGATGATGCTGACTCAGACCCTAGCACTGCTTCAAATCAGTTTGCATGGGGCTTATCCAGTATACAATTTGAAGTTAATAAAGCAGGAGAAAGATAATGCAAAATCAACCGCCTGTATCTGAAGATTATACTGTTTCAGCGTGGCAGTTTGAAGTTACTAATAGCTTAAATACAAACGAGGAGCGTTTAAATACGCTTCTCGAAGCTATTGTATTAGCCACTGATTTAGCAGACTTAAAAAACAGAATAAAGGAACTGTAATGATAAGACTTATTGAGGATAATGATGTTCTAGAAGCGATTAAGCTTATGGACGAATCAGAAAAATATAATGACTACTATGGGTATGATAGAAATGAATCTATTTGGATTCAATACTTTACTTCTTTAGTAGAACGTCAGAAAGAAGGAAGCCCTTATGTACTCGTTATAGGAGACTATGATGAGGACGGTAAGCTTAGAGGGTTTCTTTCTGCTGATGCATTTCAAAATTATTATAATAAAGAATGGGTTATGGACGTTAAAGACTGTATTGTAAACCACAAGGTTAACAATGCTTATGTTGTATATCGTTTGTTTGACGCTATGATTGACCATGTTAAGAAACATAAAGGTAAACATTGGCGTGCCGACTCAGTTCGTGGTGAGCAAGAAGCTATGAATTTTGGTCGTTTCTTGCAACGCCGTTACGATGCGGCAATCCAAGTCTCAGTAAGAGGCGTATTACAGGAGAATTAAATGTTATTAAAATCACTGATGACTGGTGATATCCATTCTAGATTTGGTGGTCGCGCAGTCTTTAAAGGTGGAGGCGGAGGTAGTCAAACTACTACTTCAGGAATTGATGAAGAGTTTAAACCTTACCTTGAGCGTGTATTAAAAGATGTTACTAATAGATATGAAGGTGAAGTAGCTCAAGGGCCAGATGCGATTGTTGCAGGTTTAACTAAAGAACAAAAAGCCGCAATGCGAGCTCAAAAAGCACAAGCAAAAGATATGATGGCAGGTACAGGGCTCTACGATACTAGAGCCGCTGAAGCACGTTCATTACAAGATCTTGCAGGTTCTTCTGCAGGGCAAGCTTATTCTGGTGGTGTGTTAGGCTCTGCACGTAGTCAAGCGGCTACGCAAGGTGCATTAGCAGGACGTGCAGGTGAGTATCAACAAGAAAGACAACGTGTTGCAGATCTAGGAGCTAAAAATCTTGGAGACGTAGGCTCTGCTAAACAAGCATATGAGCAAGCTAGACTAGATGCACCTCATACTTCAGCTTCAAGATACTTTGGATACCTAGCAGGTGCTCCACAAACAACAAAAACTACAAGTAGCGGAGGTGGCAAGTAATGGCTATCAATCTAGTACCAGAATCATTATTAAGTCCAGAAGAAGAACAAGCTAAAATGGCGCAGACGCTTAATGCAACTCGCGCTAGGCAAGGTGGTCAGCAAGTAAATCTCCCCCAACAAAAAGGTGTACTGTCTCAAGTTAGTGACATGGCTAGGGAAAAAGTAATAGGTGACGCAGTTAATACAGGTTCTCAAGCAATGTATGATAAAGGTGCGGCTATGTTTGCAAGTAAAGCGGCACCAGCAACGATGGCGCAAATGGCAGGTCCAGCTTTAACAACTGCAGGTGGTGCAGGACTAGGCGCAGGCATGGGTCCAGGCATGGCTGGAGTAGCGGCACCAGGACTAGCAGGCGCGGGTGCAGCCACTGGCGCAATGGCGGCAATGCCATATGTCGGTGCAGGATTACTCGCAGGTAAAGCGCTAGGGTTCTTTAATAACGGTGGTCATGTTGGTCCTTTGTATGCATCACAGGGAAGTAAGACTCCTGAAGGCAAAAGCATTGCTGACCAAATTAAATACATTAGAGATAAAGAATATTATGATGCCCTTGAGCAAGCAGATAATGAAATGCATCGTAGTTATTACAAATCAGAAGGTGGTAATATCGGCCCTCTGTATGCAGCTGATGGTTTTAAAGCAAGAACACACTCAATGCCTCAACATTCAATTGGTATGTATACACCCAAAAGAAAAGAGGAAGCGGCTAAAGAGTCTGAAGATAATGAAAAATCAACTGGATTTTTTAGTTCTTTATTTAAATCAGATGGTGGGCAGGTTGGCCCGTTATCTAAATTAAAATATAAATCAGCTGGCGGTGAAGTATACGAATTGAGTTATGGTGGTGGGCCCCTAAAGAAGGAGAAGTAGCATGAAGCTAAAAAGTCTTAGTCAAAAAGACCGATATGGTAATATGTTCTCTGTTGAGTTCTTTGAACCATCTATCCCATCAATGATGCTTATTCCAGAGATGGAGCGAGGCAATGGGTATAACGGCGCTGACACAAGCGACCACCCAGGAGACCCTAAAGGCACTGATACAGTACCTGCATGGTTAACCCCTGGAGAGAATGTTGTCAATGCAGAGGCCTCTAGGATTCCTGGCAATCAAGAAATGATTGATGAGATGAACGATCAAGGCCGTGCCATACAACAGTCACAAGGTGGACCTATTCCTACTTATGAAGCTGATGGTGGTATAATACCGCCTATGTATGCGGCAGAAGGTACGCTTCCCCTTGGGTTACGTCAAAATAATCCTGGGAATATTAGACCAGGAGCTGATTTTATTGGTGAAAGCGGTGCTAACGATGGCTATGCTGTATTTGATTCTGAAGAAGAAGGTCTTAGAGCCATACAAAAATTACTCGGTACTTATGGTAGTGAGCATAATATAAACACTTTAGAAGGTTTTGCAAATAGATATGCACCGCCCTCAGACAACAATCCAACAAGTAGTTATGTAGATTATTTATCTCAGAAAACAGGAATTGCTCCCGATGAAGAAATAAATTTAGCTGATAGAGGCGCAGAGCTTATTCCTGCTATTGTTGGATTTGAGCAAGGTCAAATGCCTTATACTGAAGATCAAATTAGAATGGCTATTGAAATGGCTGGGACAGATGATCCAGAAGCAGTTAAAGCTATCTTAGATGGAGTGCCTCCTACTGATACTGGATTGATGTCAGCGGAAGCTAGTACTGTAGTGCCTAAGTCAGAGGATGAAGTTCCTCCTTCAGACGAAGGTAACTGGTATGATTTCTTATTTCAAACAAGAGAAGAACGAATAGCTAATAACTTAGCTGAACGTGAAAAGTTAAAAGAAACAGATCCCGAAAGATATGCTCGCTTAGAAGAAAAAGATGCAATCTTAGCCGCTAATAAGGTAGAAAAGGCTAGACCCCCTATTCGTAGTGGGCTAGGCGCAGAACCTTACTATGAAAATTCAGTTGCAAAATATAAAAATTCAAAAGCGCAACAAGAAGCTGACGCTAAAGTTGAAGAGTTATCAGTACCCCCTCGTCTTAATGATGGAACAATTCCTGGAATGGATGAGAGTAGCAGTTTAGCTAAACAAGGCGAGCGTATGCGTAATGATCCAGTAGAAAATGCAGAAGAACGAGTAGAAATAACTGAAGATTATATTCGGAAATATATTGATGCAGGATTAGTTCCGCCTGAGTCTGTTGTTAACGCAAATAAATCAGCCAAAACAGAGTTAGAAAAAGTTACAGAAGAAGAAAAATTACTTCAACAAGAGAATATAGCTAAGGCAGACGCTGAAGCTAAAGCAGAGAAAGAACGTTTAGATTCGGCGCGCGACGCACTTGGTTTACCTCCTACAGATGTTCCTATTCCTGAGTTAGACGGTGTTGGTATCCCTGAAGTATCAACAGAAAATGAATCTAAAGAAACTCAAGCTGAAAAGAATGCGGCTATGACTGAAGCAATGAAAGGCTTTAGGGGTAAAACATTTAGTCAACCTTCAGCAGATGAACTAAAAGAAGTAGAAAGGCTTGGGAGTAGCCCTCAAGGTAAAGGCTTCGGTACTGAAGTTGCAGGTTACTTTAAGCAAATGTTTAAAGACTTATTTAGCGGTCCTGAACTTGCTCGTATGGCAGTTATGTATGCTGGTTCTCGTCTTATGGGCTACGATCATGGTGGCTCATTACAATACTCTATGACGCAATACATTGATCGTGTTGATTCAGACGTTGAAGCTCGTAAAAAGTTTGTCACTAGCAAAGATGCATTAGAAGATTACACAGGCAAGTCATTACAAGCTTATAGAGACTCAGGTAATCTAGAAGACCTAGTAGCTAAAGGCAAAACATTATCTATGACAAAGCCAGTAGGTAATTCTTACTTGCCTGGAATTGGTAAAGTACAACGCTTTGAAGGCTCAGACGGTAATGAATACGTAGAATACCAAGGTAAAATGACATCTGTAAATAGTCTTGCTGGTTTCTTAGAGCCATGGGATGAAAGTGTCCATGGCAGAGAAGCAAGAAAAGGTAACTTTGAGTCTGCATTTACAAGCGCTACCGATACTGCAAACTCTGAAAGAGGGTTAAGGGCGGGAACACGTAATAAAGTTGATTACGATGATCGCGTTGCTATTGATGCTTTTAAACTAGGCGGAGAAGCTGAAAGTAGATTTAGGGAAATTCTTAATCAAAACGGTGTATCAATTAATGATGTCCCTGAGTTAGAAATTAGCGTAAACAATGCTATTACTAAGTTTGTAAATGATACTATTGATTACAAAAAATCAGGTGGTAAAGGTATTGAACCAAAAAGCATCAGAGCGTATATCAATAATGAAACAAGATCAGTCTTAACAGGTGTTCCTCAATACGCTATGAATGGTACTTCTGACACTAACATGAATCAGCTAGACACTATAATTAAAAAAGAAGTCAGAGATGAAAACGGTAAACGACTTGGTCCTAAAGATAGAGGCTATGCCAAAGCATATGAAGAGGCGTGGTCAGCTACTTGGGCCGCTTATCAATTAAGAGATGAGTATCCTGATCTTACTAAGAGCAATGACAACTTTGAAGAGCTAGCTGTTAAAAAGAATGAGCGAAAAGGAGATGCTAACAAATGGACAGCCTTTACTTTATGGGCTTCTAGAACTCCTGGCGAAGAAGTTCAAGCAATTATTGAGCAAGCAATATTAGACGATAACTTAGATAAGTTATTCTAATTTATACCCTAAGAGATAATACCCCCTTATAGGGGAGTGTCTCTTAGGGTTTTTTTATTTATATATTAGGAGGTTAACATGGCAGAAAATTTTATAGACGAGGAAGGTAATTCTCGTCGATGGATAGACGCCGATACTATTGAAGGTAGTGATGGCAAAGATCTTCGACTTCGTGGTTTTAATGCTCCTGAAGTAAGCAAAATAACTAATTTAGATTTCGAAAGAGAAGATGGTAAATTACGTTTCTTACAAGGGCAACTTGGCGGTAGGGAAACTACTGAAGCTGTAGCAAGAATTGCAGAAGAAGGCGGCTACAATAGGATCATAGATGAAGGCAACGATGATTTTTATGGACGTAAGTTAGTAAGCATTCAAAATAAAGAAGGAGGCGACTTAACTAATGCGTTATACAAGTCAGGCGCTGTCTCAGAAAATTTATTTACTGATGCAGAAGGTATACGAGCCGCACAGCAAGGTAGATTACAAGCGCAGTTAAAAGGTAAACGTGATTATCAAAATATTATTCAAGAAGAATTAGGTGAAGTTCAAAGTGTACCTATTCTATTTAAAGAATCTGCGGATAACGAAAAAGAATATTTAGATTCTGTTATTCAAGTAGTTGCTCAACAAAAAGGCTACGACTTAACCACAGAAGAAGATTACAAAGCAGCTTATAATACTGCAATAGAAGGTAACTATGATACTAGAAGTTTACCTTTTAACGCCATTGATTTTTCTCAAGGCGATAGGAATATGTCAGGCGTTGCGTACAATCAATTTACAGAGTCTTGGAACACAGGCTGGCAAGGGATGGCCACAGCTTTAGCTGGATTTGCAGAGCTTGCTGGCGTTGGATTAGGGTCTGAAGACTTAGCGAACTGGGGCGCTGATGAAGTTCAGCTTGCAAAAGAAGATTTAGCTAACGCTCCTATACTTAAAAACTTAGACTTCAGAGATATAGATGATGTATGGGATGGCTGGCAATATTTTACTAACAACATGGCTATGTCAGCACCTTATTTAATTACACTTTCTGCTGGTCATATACTTTCTCCTGTAACATTCGGTGCATCTATACCAATAGCTTATGGCTCAATGGTAGGTGTACACTCAGGGAACGTATGGAATGATATTGAAGGTCCAAAAGGACGCGCTGAAGCGGCTGGTTCTTTAGTTGCAGGTACTGCAATGGCAGTTATGGATAGGCTAGGTATGCAAGGTATTCTTGCTCCGTCTAAACTGTTAACTAAATCAGGTAGGCTTCAAGTAGCTAAAGAGCTTAAACGATTAAACCCAGGAATGACTTCAGCACAAGCACTAAAATTAATCGGTAAAGAAAGCAAATCAATGATTAAAGGTGCTATCCAAGGCATGGGTAACTTTGCTTCGGATCACATTAATCGTGGTAGCTTAGTTAAAAATGTTTTAAAGGGTGCAGGTCGAGGCGGTATTACTGAAGCTGTAACCGAAGCCGCGCAAGAAGGCACAGGTTATATTGCTTCAAAACAAATGTCTGAAGGTGGGCTTGAGCAAAACTTTAATCCTAATGAATTCAGTAATCTATTAGCGTCTGCCGCAGTAGCAGGTGGTGCATTAGGTAGTAGCTTTGGTGCCGCTGGTGCAAGCATAGAAGCTGGTGATCGATACGCTATGAGCAAAGGGCTTATGCTAGGTCGTATAGATAAATTAAATCCATATGACAGAATATCTCAAGAGCTAGGTAAACAAGGCTCCGTGTATGATATAACTAGAGACTTAAAAAGAAAAACTCTTAAACGAAAAGGCGGAAGACTAGGCGCAGACTACGCTACCAAAGGCAAAACACAAAGAGGCTCGTTCTGGGATAAAATTAAAAATCCAACCAAGTACTTACCTGAGCTTTATCGTGCCGCCGCTACTACTGCTTTTCGCCCTGAATTATTAAGGCGTTCAGCGTCGGCTAGAAAGCTATACGCTTTAGTTGGACAACCGCTTGGTCGTCTTTACTCTGGACGTGATGTGGGTGCGCAAGAACAAAAGCATCGTGCTGATTTACTTAATAAATTAAATGCTCAACGTATTTTTCAACGCTTTGGTATGCCTGATAGAGTGTCTAGCTCTAACCGCATTTCTGATATGATACGTAGGTTTGTAGCGGCAAAAGGTGATCGTGATGCTTTAATTAATGACCAAGAAGTAATGGAAAATTATGATTCTATTTTAACTACTGTGAATGAGTTGCAGAGTTTTATGGATGCAGATTATGAGTTAAGAAATACTACCTATACCGGACAAGGCGAAGATCGTGTTAATTTATTATTTGAAAATTGGACGGATGCTAAAGGCTGGGATTGGAAAAAAGTCAGAGATAATCGTGAAGCTTGGTTTGCTTGGATGCGTAATGTAAAAAATTCAAGTGGAAAACAAGCTTACTCTGAGCCTGAAATTGAAGAAATGTACAATAAGATTTCTAATAATGAAGATGTTACCGACTTCTCTATTGTAGAAGGTGTTGCACATATTCCAGGAACAATCAAAGATAATTCTACAAAGAGCTTATCAGACCTTCCTGGATACGATCAATTTGCTAACACAGATATCTTACAAAACTTAATTAATAGAGCAGATCAAACAGCCAAATACACAGCTTACACAGAATACTTTGGTGAGGGCGGTAAGTATCTAGATCAGTTATACGCTGAAATGAGAGATGAAGGTCTTACTGATGATGAAATTGCAGAGGTAGCTTATCATACTAAGAGTATTATTGATGCAGGCACAGGTAACTATAAGCCAATTAAGAATAGACAGATAGCAAATCTACAGCGTGCAGGTGCATTCTATGCATCAACAGTAGGTCTTCCGCTAGCCGCATTTAGTTCTATCCCTGAATTTATCATGATACTTTGGCAGGGACGTGGTTCTGCTGATGTAAAACGTGGAATTAATTCTGCAACAGGAGAACTTGTAGAGATATTTAAAGGTATTGTTAATATGAAGCAGAACCCTGCTTTAAAAACACAGCCTAATTTACCTATCTACAGACAATCAGTACAAGACCTTATTAGCGCAGGATTATTTCCTGATGATGCTACAGTAGCTACTCGCTACGGATTAGGTGAAACAGATATTAGTAAAGCTTGGTGGCAGAAACAATTCTTTAAGTATACAGGAATTGCAGGGATAACTCAACTACAAAGATCTATTGCGGCTTCGGCTGTAGCAGGCTTTGTTTCTGATAGAATTAAAATTCTTTTAGCCAATGAAACAAACTTAAATGCTAAAGTTTCTTTTACTAAATGGAACTCTGCTGAAAAAGGAAGTCCAATACTTAATGTTAAAACTAAACGACAGCCTTACAATCAAGATCAACTAGAGGTATATCGTCAGCTAACTAATTTAGGCATGGATGTAGATGAGTATATTCGTATTCAAAAGAAATATACTAATACAGATAAAAATTCGCAAGGCAAAACATTGTATGATCGCCTTATGAAAATAAATCCTAACGATCCTGAGATAGCTGCTGATATGGATTTCATACAAGAACAAATGGAGACTGTAACTTGGTATTTTGTTAACGATAGAGTTCAAAATCCTCAAGCTTATAACCGACCTTTGTTTTTTCAAGATCCTCACTTTCAATTGTTTGTTCAGTTTAATGGTTTTATTTCTACTTTCACTGCAAATATTGTACCTAAACTTTGGAATGACTATCTGAAAAACGGTAGCCCCCGAATGCAGTATAATACCTTTGCATTAATTTGTGTAATGACAGCTACTGCAGGGGCGTCTCAATGGCTTAAAGACTATCTTAAGTTTGGAGGCTCTACACCGTATCTATCTAATGAACAGTTAGTGCAACGTGCGCTTATGAATTCAGGTGTATTAGGTACAAGTGAAAGAGTACTTAACGCCGCATTTCCCTTGTACGCAGACCGCGATGAAGGTATTGCAGGTAGAATATTCGGTGAGACAGTTGGTGGTGCTCCTACTGCAAGGCTTGGCTTTACAGCAGGTAAACTAATAAAAGAAATTGGTCAAGGTGATTATGAAGGTTCTCTACGAGCAGGTACAAAGTTAATACCTGGAGTAGCACCTGTAACACCTGTTAGAAACGCAATAACAGACCTAATGCAAGGAAGAGCGCCTACTCAATGGCCATTTAATCAAGGAGAATAACTGTGGTTAATATTAACATAAATAGAAGTGCTAATTATGATTTTAGAAATCGTAATAGACAAAAGGTAATGCGAGACCAGCAAGAAGATATTGCACGGGCCACAGAAGATACCCAAGCAACTATGGCGGCGGCATTAGCTGATAAACAAGCAACTAAAAGTGCATTAGATCAGCAACTTCCTGTTGAACAATTACAGTCTCGGATGGCACAACCATCTGAGGCTATTCAACCCGAAGGGTTTGTAGGTACTGCACCTGAAAATATGGCACCTGCTAATCTTCAGGCGTACACAGAAGTAGCACCTACCGAAGAGCAGATAGCAGAAGCTACACAAGATTCGATGTATGAGTATGTACAGCAAGGCTCTCGCCCTGACCCTGCGGTAGACCGTATAAGAGAGCTTACGCCTACTCAGAAAGGCTCAAGGTTTATAGGTACGCTTGAAGAACAAGCAATGCCTCGCGGTGTCATTTCAGATGAAGAAGTAGGCGCATTTGCACAAGCAGTTGAACCTGCAGTTGATGACGCCCTAATATCTGAGGGATTGCATGACAACAGCGTAATGAAGTTTTCTGCAATGATGGATGGTGCATCAAATATGTTTGATGTTACAAGTAATAAATTTAATATGCTTGGAACTTCGATTGATTTAAATAACGTAGACCAAGAAATTTTATCTTCAGATCCTCAAAGGATTATATTTGAAAATTCAGATGCGCTTAATTTTATTATGCGTAATGATACTAAACTTAATTTGTCTACCGATCCTACTGATCCTAACTCGCCAATTCGAAAGGAAGCAGGACGTGCTGCAATCATGTCTACTATTTTAGCTTTATCTAATAAAATGGCATTGCAAAGTTCTGAAGTTGATGAAGAAGCAAATAAACAACAACATTCTAATGGGCTTAACAGAAATATTTTAGGTCCAGAAATTGGACGTACAATGGAACGCTTTTTGTTTCCTACTCAAATGGATAACCCAGCCGACTTATTTAAAGGTGTATCCGAAGGCTATGGTTATAACTCACGCATGACACCTGAAGAGCAAAGTTTACTTGGACAAGCAATTCTTCAAGGTTTTGCTGACTCAAAAATATTTGACTTTATACAAGCTAAAGAAGTTAAAGATAACGAAGGTAAAAAGACAATAACCTTTGTTACTACTCGTTCAGGCGATAAGAAGATGAGAGCATTAAGAAAAGGTATTCGAAGTGCTTTAGGCATTGCTCAAAGCAAAGATAGACCTGTATCTTTAACTAACACAAAGCAAGGTATGTTGCGAGGTGAAGGTGCAAGTACACAAAAGAACATTACAGCTGCACCTGAAAAGAACTTCCTAACTCAAGAAGTTCAAGATGCAATTAATGCGTTAAGCAGTGTACAACATACTGTACCTAGCCACGCAACAACACTATATGCAGGTGTTTTATCTGGCGGGATTAAAAATCGTAAAGGCGTATTTGCTAGAATAGCTAAACAAGACGAAAAATACCTTAATAATAAAAGACAATCATTGTATAATGATTTTCTTTATAAGTACTCTAAAGGGGTAATTAAAAGCCCAGAAGAAATTGGAGGCGATG